AATTAACCAATTGTGAACGAATAACCAACACCACCTGGAATTTGAAGTGCCAATTCTTGGTCTAGTTTTTCCAATTCAGCAGATGCTTCTTGTTTCAGTGCATCGCCATTCAAAGATGATCCACCTTGTGGACCTGCTATTGTGTTGAATTTACTTCTGGCTTCTCCCAGCATGTATTTTGAAATTGCCAGCGTGTAACTTTTAATCCACTTGTTGGCAAGATAATCTTTAAGCAATTCTGTGTCTGGTCTGTAATTGTAAGCATACAACAATAAATTTTCTTCTGCTCTAGGTCTTTGAAGCAGTGTTAATTCTTTTGTGGTGTTGTTCCATTTGAATTCGATAAAAGAACCAAACATTCTACCTACCAATTCTTGATATTGTGCAAAAGCATTGTAAGTTGCCAGTCCGCCCATATTGGTGCTGGCTAAAAGATATGAATTTGTGTAGGCCATGTTGAATGGTTCAAACAGTGTACCACCGTCTCCGCCACCAGTTCTTGACCCTATTGATCTTCTAAAAATTTTTCTCACTTCCATCACTTCGTTTGGCAATGTGTATGTGTTTTGATCCAACACAGTTGGCATGAAAAGATAAGATTCTTCCACAGAATGATCAGATCTCTGACGATATCTGTCAAATGCGTCCTTGATGGCTGTTTCGTAGTGCTCTGGATCCAGCTCTACATCAATCATGCCACCGCCCAGCATACGGTATACGTAGTCGAATATTTCCTGTTTCTGTGTATTAAAATCTGAACTCATTTATTATATTTATAAGCATCTAGGTATTAATAAATATGATGTATGCCACGAATCAGTTTATATAAACCAGAAAAAGGTCCAGATTACACTTTTTTAGACAAGAATATCAACGAAATGTTCACAGTGGGTGGAACAGATGTTTTTGTACACAAATATCTAGGACCTAAGAATCCTGATCAATCAGATGCCACAGCAGATCAGCCTAGGTATGATGCTGTAAAAGAAACCAACATTCAAGACCTTTTATTTTTAGAAAACAGAGACAGAAAATATGATGAAAACATCTATCGTCTAAGAGGCATCTACAATGTGCAAGATGTTGACTTTGACATGAGTCAATTTGGACTATTTTTACAGAACGATACACTGTTTATGACCATACCTATTTCATACAGTGTTAAAACTTTGGGCAGAAAAGTGATGCCAGGTGATGTTTTTGAATTACCACATTTGAAAGATGAATATGCATTGAATGATTTTCAAGTTGCATTAAAAAGATTTTATGTTGTTGAGGATGTCAACAGAGCAAGTGAAGGGTTTTCACAAACTTGGTGGCCACATCTTTACAGAGTTAAGTTGAAACAAATATACGACTCACAAGAATTTAAAGACATTTTGAAATTACCTGCAGAAGAAGGCAGTAGTAAAACTTTGAAAGATGTTCTTTCAACATATGAACAAGAAATGCAGATCAATAATGCAGTGGTACAACAGGCAGAAGCAGATGCTTCTAAGTCTGGTTATGATACCAGTCATTTGTACACACTTCAAGTGGATGATGAAGGCAAGCCTGAACTTGTAACCACCGATATAACAGATTTAGATGCAAGTACCCAGAATGAAATGGCTGACCGAATTAATCAAACGCCAGAAAGAACTGGATATGATGGCTATTTGTTAGGAGATGGATTAGCACCTAACGGAGAAGTTTTTGGACATGGTATTTCATTTCCAACTGGTTCGGCAAAAGGAGATTATTTTTTAAGAACAGACTTTATGCCAAACAGATTGTTTAGATTTGATGGACAACGTTGGGTAAAAATGGAAGATTCTTTAAGAATGACATTAACCAATACCGACACAAGAAACACTATGAAAACTAAATTTATTAACAATAACAATTATGTATATTCAGGAAAAGTTGCCACAGATATTGTTACACTATCAAAAGATGCAACAACAATTGCAACAGAAATAAATTATCCTATTACAGCAAAATATTTGATGCTAAAACTAGATACTAGAGAAATAAATTACGTGATTGCTGATCATGAGAACTTGATTACATCATCTAACAACAAAGTTTATATCACATTGCCTGTCATAACTGATGTCCAACAAAAGATACCGTTTGATGGTAAATGGAGTGTGGAATTTTACACTAATAGACAAGAAGAAAGACAGAGTCTTTCAAAAGCATTACGACCACAGGCGGATAATTAATGAAAATAAGAGAATTATTTGGATTTGCAGGAATACCTATGGCACACACTGCCAAGCCACAAGGATTAAAGAAAGTTACGAAATCTTACATGGGAAAAACAAGAACATACTACGAACCAATCAGCAAAAAATTTAACGAAAAAGAAAAAACAAAGGATAAAGATTAATGCAATTTTTCTACGACGGTCAAATTAGAAGATATATTACTCAGATAGTAAGATTGATGAGCAATTTTAAATTCAAAGACGGAGATGGCACTCTACGTACTATTCCTGTTATGTATGGCGACATCACAAGGCAGGTTGGACACATAATTCGTGATAATTCTGAAAACAAGATTATGAGTGCTCCAAGAATGGGTGTTTATATCACAAATTTAGAATTAGACAGAAACAGGTTGGCTGATGCAACGTACATTTCAAAAGTACACATAAGAGAACGTGCTTATGATGAAAATAATAATGAATATATCAACACACAAGGAAAAAATCACACTGTGGAAAGATTAATGCCTACGCCTTACACTTTGAGTGTGGCAGTAGATTTATGGTCAACCAACACAGATCAAAAATTACAGATCATGGAACAAGTATTGATGTTGTTTAATCCTAGTTTAGAAATACAGACCACAGATAATTATGTGGACTGGACCAGTTTGAGTGTGGTTGAAATTGCCAACATTAATTTTAGTAGTAGAACAATACCAATGGGAACAGATTCTGAAATTGATGTGGCGACACTTAATTTTACAACACCCATTTACATATCTCCACCTACCAAAGTTAAAAAACTAGGTGTGGTTACACAAATTATTGCCAGCATATACAATGAAAAAACAGGCAATATTGATCTTGGACAAAGCATGCCTGAATTACAAGCATACTCAGATGATTATTCTAAAAGTGTTAAGTCAACTGTCACAAAAGACGCCCAAGGTAATATTGACACCAGTGTTACCACAAAACAAGATGCAGATTCTGTGTTGGCTACAACAGCCATCCAATATGATATTCTTGTGATGAACAACATAGCACAAATTATAGACAAAGGTATAGCAGGACAAGTTAGTTGGAAAGGTTTGATAGAATCTTTGCCAGGTAGTTACAATGCTGGTTTGAGTAAATTGCTACTTAATAGACAAGATATAAATCAAAGAGTAGGAGGAACTTTTGCTATCAACGAACTTAATGAAACTCAACTTATAATAAATTGGGATGAAGACACCATTCCTACAGACACAGTGTTTGTTGGAGCAACTTCAAGAGGCACAGTGGACTACATAATTGATCCTACAAAATTCAATCCATCAACAGTGAAAAAAACAGGGACAAGATTTTTATTACTGGCTGATATAATTGATACAAGTTCCAATGATCCTAGTGCTCAAGCATGGGACGGTTCCACAGCAGGTGAAAATGATATTATTGAATGGAACGGTTCAGAGTGGACTGTGCTGTTTGATGCAAGTGCAAACACGATCAGCAGTGATAACTTTAGTACCAAATTTATCACAAATCTAAATACCGGAATTCAATACAAATGGACTGGTGAACAATGGCTATTATCATTTGAAGGCGAATATCGTAAAGGAACCTGGCAGATTCAACTCTAAATAATTAACTGTATGACCAAGAAGATTATTGGGTGCGGTGCATTATTCTACAGCAAAGAAACTAATCGTTTTTTATTGCTACACAGGACTCAAAGCAAACAGAACAGAGTGTGGGGATTAGTTGGAGGCATGACCACTAATGAACGTCCATGGGAAGGACTTCAACGTGAGATTAAAGAAGAAGTTGGTGATGTTAAAATATTAAAAACTATTCCAATGGAAACTTTTATTAGTAATGACGAAGCATTTTTATATCACACATATTTGTGTATTGTTGGTCCAGAATTTTTACCAAAATTAAACAAAGAACACAATGGATATGCATGGTGTAGTTTTAATCATTGGCCTAAACCTTTACATCAAGGACTCAGAAAAACTTTGCAATCTAAAACCAATCAAACTAAATTGGAAACTGTGTTCAAAATTATCAAATTTTTAGATGATTAAGATTATAGGAGACATAATGTTGGATGTTTGGGTACAGGGAGAATGTACTAAAGTATCTCCTGAAGCATCCGCCCTTGTGTTACATGAACACAGTCGAGATTACAACATAGGCGGAGCAGGAAACCTCGCTTTAAACCTGTCAAATCTCGGCGCAGACACGCATCTTTACAGTTCAGTGGGTCAAGACACTCCAGGAAACAAAATCAGAGAAATACTGCTTCAAAAAAACATAAAAACACACATTGATCAAGATGCAGATGTAACAACTACCAAAACTAGAATGATAGGCGCTGATGGAACTCATTTATTAAGATTAGACAAAGAACAAATGTACACAGCAAAAACTTCCACAGACATTCTACTGGATAGTTTACAGTCAACAGATGTCGTGATTGTCAGTGATTACAACAAAGGTGTGATCAAAAAAGACCTAGTATCAAAATTAATGACGACAGCAAAGCGTGTATATGTTGATCCAAAACAAACTGCTGATGTGTACAAAGGTGTTTACCTGTGTAAACCCAACATGAGTGAATACCAAAAATGGTTTGGTAATTTTGTGCCTGCTGATGCCAACAAACATAGATTAGAAAATGATTGGAAATGGCTTATAGTAACCGATGGAGCAAATGGGATTCATGTGATAGGAGAAAATTTTTATAAACACATAAAAGGAAACAAAGTAGAACTAGCAGATGTAAGTGGAGCAGGTGACACTGTGTTAGCAATTATTATACATTATCACGAACAAGGAATCAGCATGGAAGAATCTTGTGCTAAAGCACTTAAAGGAGCCAATAAAGTGGTACAACACAGAGGAGTAACTGTGGTTGAAAAAAATGACATTGAAGATAGAATTGTTTGGACAAATGGCGTTTTTGATTTACTACATGTTGGACATTTAGAATTACTTAAATTTGCCAAGGCTCAAGGAGACATATTGATAGTAGGTATTAATTCCGATGACAGCGTGAAAAGATTAAAGGGCGAATCTAGACCTTACAATAATGTTGATGAAAGACAGAATCAACTGAAACAACTACCATGGGTAGATGATGTTGTTGTGTTTGACGAGGACACTCCTAAACAAGCAATAAAGAATATATCGCCAGATGTTATTGTAAAAGGCGGAGATTACACAGTGGAAACAACTGTGGGAAATGAGATGGCTGAAGTTGTTATATTTCCCACTGTCAAAGGTTTTTCTACTACAAACTTAACGGAAAAGGTTAAACGTAATGCAGAAAACAATAAAAAATAATAAAATCATAATAGATAATCTGTGTCCTAAACCAGAAGCAGATGCTATCAATGAAATATATGTTGGAGAGCATTTTCCATGGTATTTTAAAAACTATGTTGTGGACGAAACCATGATAAAAGACGGCACAGAAAATTATCAATATCAATTTACACATCATTTGTTAAGAGAAGATGGAAATATAGTCACTGAACAAAATTATTGGCAAGCACTGTTTCCAATTTTCAACAGAATACACCCTAATACTTTTGTTAGGATAAAAGCCAATCTTGTGCCCAGAGCAGACAAAGTAGTGGTGCACGGATTCCATGTTGATTGTATGGTTCCTTTTAGCATCACAGGAATTTATTACTGCAACACCAATAATGGCTACACAGCATTTGAAGATGGAGACCAAATTGAAAGTGTACAAAACAGATTAGTTTTGTTTCCAAGCAACATGAAACACTCTGGATCCACATGCACAGATGTTAATTCACGTGTTGCAATCAATATAAATTTTATTCCCAGATATGTGGAAGACTCTATGTACAAAGATATAATAGATGTTGAAGTGTGGAATCAAATTGAAAAATGGTGTGATAAAGCAGAATGAAATTGTTAACTTTTGGATGCAGTTATACCAACTACTATTGGCCCACGTGGAGTGATCTTTTAGGACATCAGTTTGACGATTATCAAAATTGGGCTATCAGTGGTTTGGGTAACAATGCAATCATGCAAAGACTGAACGAAGCCGTAACATCTAACGCACTGAATAAAGATGATGTTGTGGTTGTGCAGTTTACAGATTTGAATAGAATTGATATGCATAGCATTGGTATATTGCCTTTCGGAAATTGGCGTGCAGGAGGAAACATTTGGATGAAACCCAGTGAAGAACCTTGGATTAGAGACACATGGAATGAAGACAGTTATGCCTACATGAATCACAACTATATCAGTATGACGATAAATTTTTTAAAAAACCTACCTTGTAAATGGGCAGTAACCAGCAGTGTGGATTTACCACAAATATTGTCAGATAAGGAATTTGTTCATAATAAAAACATTTATAGTAATTGGATAAAACCAATCCAACTTCATGCAGATGAATCAAATAGTCCAGTAGTTAATGTGAAATACAAAGACGCAGACTCCATAAGTTTGTTTACTAAAAAACAAAAAATAGATCAAGACAGGCATCCATCTATTAATACCTATGCCCGTTGGGTGAAAAAATACTTGGCACCAAAACTTGATTTAGATATCAAAAACAATGAATTTTTAAATCACTATTTGACAAATGACGAGATCGATGTTAATATGATAGATAAAACAAACTTGTACTACACAAAATTTAAATGGGCAGGCAAGTATCAATATTTTGGATATTAAATGAAAATTTTAGTTACAGGCAGTGACGGATTTATAGGAAAAAACCTTATTAATCATTTGAGTAAAAATCACACAGTTGAAGGATTTGAATATACTCCCAATGTTTATCCAGATGCTTCTAAATACGATTGGATTATCCATTTAGGTGCAATTAGTTCAACCACAGAAACAAATGTTGATAAAATTTTAACACAAAATTACGAGTACAGCATGAGATTGTTGCAGATGTGTGAACAGATGGGAACAAACTTTCAATATGCCAGTTCAGCAGGAGTTTATGGAAACACACACGAGTTCAACGAAGAAAGCGACTGTCATCCTCAATCTCCCTATGCATGGAGTAAATATCTTTTTGATAGATTTGTTAAACTAGCAGGCGAATTCAATGTGTTGGTGCAAGGTTTTAGATACTTTAATGTGTATGGTCCTCATGAAGAACACAAAGGAAATCAAATGAGTCCGGTGAGTAAATTTGTTCAACAAGCAAAAGACAATAACACAATAAAAATTTTTAAAAATAGCGAGCATTATCAAAGAGATTTTGTTTCGGTGCATGATGTTTGTGAGGTACACAAACAAATGCTTGATGTAGATAAATCAGGAATTTACAATGTTGGAACCGGTTCTTGCACCAGTTTTAAACGTGTGGCAGAAATAATTGCCAAAAAACACAATGCTAACATAGAAGAAATACCCATGCCTGACAGTGTAAAACAGCATTATCAAAGTTACACCAAGGCAGACAATTCTAAAGTAAATAGATTAGTAAAAATAGATTGGAGCACTGTAGAACAATATGTCAACGCACAATAAGAATGGTAAAATAACAAAAGGCTGGGGCTACGAAGTTATATGGGCTTCTAATGAACATTATTGTGGAAAATTCTTAGTCTTTACAAAAAAAGATGCAAAATTTTCTATGCACTTTCATAAAAACAAAGACGAAACTTGGTTTGTTAACGACGGTGAATTCAAATTAAGGTACATAGATACAAAAACTGCAACACTTTACGAAAAACCTTTAAAGACCGGTGACACATGGCACAATCCTCCATTATTGCCACACCAATTAATTTGTACAACTGATACAGGCAGTGTAACAGAAGTTAGTACAATGGATGATCCGGATGACAACTACAGAGTTATTCCTGGCGATGGACAAAAGGCTCCTGTTAATCCTGCTGATCAGCAGAATATAGCAAAAAAATTATTGTAAAAGATTAAAATTATCTAATTTTTTTATTGATATAACGCACGGCAACGTATACTGCCAATCCTAACAAAATATACACACTACCATCAAACCATGATATTTCATTCAATAAGTCTGCTGTAATAAAAGACAAATCCATTACGCTTGTGCTTCAGACCAACGCAGTGTAACTGTTGCATTAACACCACCTGTACCACCAGTTCTGAAAATGTTAATTGCTAACACGTCAGGACCATTAGGGAACGTACCTCTGCCACCCAGTGTGGTGTTGGTCAATTCTTGGATTGTGTTCAATGCAAGTGTTGATCTTTCTCCAGGCTGTGCAACAAATGAGAAAATACTTTGACCCGGTTGTGCATATGGAGGTTGACCAAATTTAAATGAAACAGCAGAACCACCTGATATTGTGCCACTGAATGATTGGTTAAATGTAACACGATAGTAGTTTGTAGTACCAAATGTTGTTACCGGTGCAATCGAAACAATAGAAGAACCTGCTGGAAATTCTGTGCTGGTGTCTACATCAACTTCAGTACCAGTTGTGGCACCCAGTGCTAACCAAGATGCTTCTTGGAAGAATAGGTAGTTGGAGTTTGCAATATTTCCACCATAACTGAAGTCAACTGCTTGACCACCATTTATACCTGTGTGTCTCTGAGAGAAGTACACCAAGTAGTAGTTTCCTCTGTCCTGAATCTGTGTTACAGTTGTACCTGCTGGGAACTGTGAAGAAGTAACTTCCATACCAACTACGTGACCTTTGTTCTCCCAATCTGCTTGTAGGAAGTATGCATAGTTTCTGTTACCTCCCAAGTTAAACCAGTGATTTGATGTGGATGTCATTGCGTTTGTGGTTAATGCATTGGCTGTGGTCGAAACTGTACCTGAGTTCCATACAACTGAACCACCTGGAGCAATTTGAGCAAATGATGGTTGACCACCTTGTGCAACTCCTGTTAAATCTGTCCAACCAATATCACTTGGATCAACTGGATAGTTTTGTGGATTTAGAATTCCGTTGATTACAATCTGACCTGCGGCTTGACCCGCTACTGGATCCTCTGTGGTAATTTCTAATCCATCCAATAACAATTGGGCTCTGTTCAACAAGTCTCTATCACCCAAATCACCAGTTAATGCGTTGGACACTGAAGGAGCCAATCTCAATAGGAACACTGTCTGTCTAGTAGTTGTGATGTCTAACCCTGTTGCAGAGTAACTGAACAAGTATCCTCTGTCTTCATCAAAGTTACCATCTGTAATAAATGCTGATCCCCAGTGTGATATAATTGGTGATGACGTATTGGATATCAATACCACTCCGGTGTTTCTAAAGTGTTCTGAAGCAATACCAGCCGTGTAGTTTCTGGTGGCTCCTGAAGCAAAGTTTGTTAATTGTGCTCCACGAGTACAACCTGTCAATTTATCGTTTGCAACTCCTGTGAATGTGATAATTTCGTTGTCAACGTACACAGTACCACCTGTTGGTGGAAAGAAAGAAGCATCAATTAAAGGCAGTTCAGTTGCAGTAGCATTAACATTAGATTCTAGTTTTCCACTAGGTCCTTCGTTGGCCACTTCATAACGCACAGGTTGGTTACCTGTTCTCATGAATGCTTCTGTGTTAACGTTTGAATTACGCATTCTGTGTGCGAAAACGAAATTACCATTTGCTCCTCTGGTCATAAAATCAATGAAACCTGCACCATACCATGAAAATTGTATCCCAATCATCTGCATCTTGCCTGGATCAAAATTGTATCCGCTTGGGCCTGTGCCATCAAGTTTGTCTAAATTGAACTCTGATTGTTTCGCTACTTTGTCTAATACCAAACAAGCCTTGACTCCTTCTGATCTATTAACACCTCTGTAATCCGGAGTCACATACATTTCTGTGTTGGATGTAACTTGGTTTACCACGTGTGTCATACCTCTGATAACAATTCTGTCACCTGCTTTTACTTGTTCTCTAAATCTCGTATCGACACCTGATACTGTGTTTGAATCTGGAGTCACTGTCACAGTTCCTGTCATCTGTCTTGTTGATGTTCTTTGTACGAATGATAAATTTGTTCCATCATACTGCCAGAAAATACCGTTTTGATCATCAAATGTTCCTGAACGCACAGTTGCTCCATTCCAATTGGACAATGATACTTGAGGTTGATCACCAAACTCTGCTAATGTACCTCCCAAAGATTGAACTGCTAAAACTGTAAATTGTCTTTCACCTATTACACTTGCCACAGTGTAATAATTGTTGTATCCAGAAGTTTGAATACCGATCAATCTCACTCTAGCACCTACTTGTAAACCATGGTCTGTGTCATCGGTTGTCACTGTAATTGTTGAACCCACAGCAGTACCATCTGCTGTAACATTTAATAAGTCATAACTTGGTGCAAACAAGGCACCAGTTGTGTACATGATACCTTTACCTGATTGATATCTAATGTATTTTTTACTTTGACGTATTGCTTGTGATCCGTGTTGTGGACCTCCAGTACCCAATTGTACACCACCATCAAATGGTCTGTGAACAAAGAATGAATCTGGTCTTACGTAAATAAATCCTTGCCATGCTGTATCTGTAATTGTGCCTGGAGCTCTCACTTGGTATCTTAATTGAGATTGACTTGGAATTGATGTTGCTAAAAACGGTCCTGATGCTAACAAGTGATTGTTACTACCATCATCTGATTGAATTGTAACTAAGAACGAATCTCCAGGCACAAGTCCGTGTGGAGTTTCAAAGTCAACTTGCATAGTTGCCAATGCGGCATATGTCAATGTTGTAGCACTTGGAATACTGTTGTTGGTTGGTTCAGAAACTGTTATACTTGAGTAAACTGATATTCCTGTTCCCGAAGCCGCTGTACCCGTGTGTGTATTTGCTAACACGTCACCATTTGTACCAATAGATTGTACTCTAACTGTGACATCATTTGCCGGAGATGATCCGCCTAAACTTTGTCCTTGTAGAGTCATTCTATCTCCAACAGCATAATTTGAACCGCTTGTTGATATTACTACTTCTGTGTAACTGGTTGACGAATCGTCTGTTGTGGATCTTGTTACGCTGAATGTTGCTCCAACACCTTGTGGTTGTCTGTTTGAACCTGTAGCACCCAAAGTACTTGCACTACCTGAGTTGGCTGTGCCAGAAATAGATGCTCCTGTGATGCCGCCTGTTGCATTTATACTTGTTACAGTGATTGTTGCATCGTTGTCTGGTGATATGCCAAATAATTCTGTACCCAGCACGGTAAATGTTTGATCTGATCCGTAATCTTGTCCAGGATTGTTCACAACAATACTGTAAACTCCTGCATTCAAAGTTATATCAAATGATGCATTCTGTCCAGACAGATTGCTTACTGTTGCATTTGTAAATGTTTGTGTATTGACTGCTGTACCTGTAACTGTGAAAGTTGCTACACCACCACTGCCATCTATAGAATCAACATCAATTGTACAATCGTTTGCAGGAGATAATCCACCTAGTTCTGTTCCTGCAATTACAAACTGATCTGTAACGTTGTATCCTGTTCCTGCTGGAGCCACCACTGCACTGTACACTGTGCCTGTTCTAGTGATTTCAAAATTAGCACCTGCACCCGATCCGCCTGTGTAGGTAGGATTTTCGATTACTACCACAGCATCTGTGGCAGTGCCTGAGACAGTCACTGTGTTTATTGAAGAATCTCCGTTTACTGCTGTAACTTTTATTATAGCATCATTGGTTCCTGTTACACCACCTAGGTTAGAACCTTCAGCCTTGATTTGATCACCAACTACAAAGCCCGATGTACCGCCTGTAGCCGCTGATCCGCTTGCTGTGAATGTGCTTATACCTCTTGTGCCTGTGATTGCTGTAATTTGAAGTGTTAAATCATTTGTCGGTGTTGCACCACCCAGTGAAGTTCCTGGAATAACAAGATTTTGACCAATACCATAATTTTGTCCAGCATTGTTTACTGTTATTGTGTTGTATGTTGCACCTGATAATTCCACATTAAAACTAGCCCCATTACCAAGTAAGTTTGAACCTGTGTTTACAGCAAGAAATGATTTTGTGTTTGCCGCTGTACCAGTTGGAGTGATTGTTAAAACACCACCACCACCGTCTACAGAATCTATAGTGATTGTGAGATCGTTGGTGGAATCAACACCACCTAAAAAACTTCCAAGCACAGTAATTGTTTCATTCTGTGCAAAATCTGAACCCAATCCGGTAACTGTTGCTGTGTATGTTGTGCCTTGTCTGGTTACTGAGAATGTAGCACCTGATCCTGCAACCGAATTTGTTGTGTAGTCGTTTATTCCTACAACATAACTTTCTAGTGCATCTGGACCTGTTCCAGAAGTTGTAAAGGTTGTAATTGCACCACTCCCGTCTACACCTGTTACTCTCAAATAAAGATTATTATCTGTGTTACCAGCAAAGTTACCACCTGTAAATTCAACAACATCGTTTGCTAGATATCCTGTACTTGCATCGTCACCCGAAAGTGTCACTGAATAAACATTATTTGTTAAAGTCACATCAATTACTAAACCTGCTCCTGATCCACCAGTCACTGTGCCTTCTACTGCTGTAAAACTTGGATCAAGCAGAGTAGCACTGTAGGCATTGTTTGTTTTTGTCACATCAAAAGTTCCACCTACTCCTGCTCCGTTGTTGTATGTTCCAGAAAGGTTTGTTTGTGTTCCTGAACCTGTAAATGCTTCACCATCTAATGATGTTGTCAAAACTTCTCCACCTGTATCTACAGATTCAACCGATATTGTTAAATCATTGGCAGGTGTTGCTCCGCCTATTAAATCTCCCGTGATCAAAATAGCATCACCAACTTCATAGTTTTCACCAGAGTTGGTAATTGTAATACTGTATATTCCCCCGTTGTTAAAAACATCACACACAAAATTCTGACCAGCAGGATTGACATTGAATCCTCCTACATTTGAATAGATTGTTCTATCTCCTATCAAGGTTTGTGATAATCCTGAGCTCAGTGTTAAAGTGTTTCCTGAAACATTTGTGATTGCAATTCCAAATCCATCACCTCTGTCTATCACACTGTTCTGTAAAATGCCTGCAGAATCAACCACGTTGATTTCAGTTGTACCCGCAGTGTAATCGCCTTCAACTTCAGGAGTTGCCAATGTGCTTCCTGTTCCTGTGACTGCTGTGATCTGTGTACCAGTTGCTACACCTGTTCCTGTTAAAGGTGATCCAATCTCTGGTAAATCTGCATCTTGGAATGGAATAATTGTTGTTCCTGATTGTGCTCCAATTGGAGTTATAAAATCTCCATTTGCACCATTAGATGCAACACTAAATGATGGTCTTCCAATTGTTGCTCCAGAATAAAATCCTGCTTTACGCAATTGTGTAAAGGTTGTGTGTATTTCTGATCCATTAACTGATCCTACTTTTGCTTTTGCGTAATATGTAAACTGTCTTGTTGTAGGAATTGTGTTCACAACAAATGAACCTTGTGCTCTACCTGTGCCTGGTATTCCATTAGTAAACCCGATAATTGTAAATGCATCACCAGGTTCGAAAGCATGCGGTCCAACTGTATTCACGGTGATAAGTGACGAACCAATTCCTTCTGTTCCTGCAGAAGCATCAGTTAAAACTGTGTCTACATCTATATCCGTGCCTGGTATTTCATAAATTGATGGATAACCTCTTTGAGTTCCAATTGCTTGCCACTTGGTTGGCTGAAGTCCATATTCAAAGTCAGCGTCAAGCATTGATTGAGCAGGTGCAACTCTCATTCTTTCAATTGCATCTGTTCCAAAGTCGTAAGGTCTGGTTCTAATCACTCCGTCTTCCACGAACATTTGAATAGAATCTGATTCAAGAAACGTACTGGTATCAAAGTTTAAGAACACAGTGCTAACTGTGTCGGTGTTTTGTAAAAAAGTTGGATAATCTGGATCTTGTTCTGTTTCGTATGAGATCTCTGCTCCAAGAGTTGCATCTGCAAAGTTGTACAACACTTTGTTTCTTGTTGTGTTTGTGATCAACAACACATCATCTAAACTTATTTTTCCTGGTGCTTTGATTGAACTGATCTGATTTCTTTCTAAATCTGGAAGATTGTCTAATCCATTTGCGATTACATCTGTGATAATAAAAGTCAATGCAGTGATACGTGCAGATGTTCCTGCTTCACCTGGTGTTGTTCCCAAGTATTGTGTGGTAACAATTGGTGATTGTTTGGATACAACTTGCGTTCTTGTTAAAATGTAATTATTGATTACATCTCTAATATAATTTTTTACTAATACTTCTGGTTGTCTGTCGCCGTCAATTTGTGGAGTAGATCCAATCCAATACTTTGATGCATTGAATCTCGATTCTTGATTACCACCATATCTTAAATCATTTAAAAATCCATTAATATTATAAGCCATGTCTCTTTCACATTTTGCTGAATCATATGTGTAACCTGCAAATATATAAGAACTGCTGACCAAGGTTGGTAAATTTATAATTCCATTATCTAGTGTATTGATAAAACCATTTGCTAGTGTAGTAAATGTTGTTACTCCGTTTGCTTCTGCTGATGCTCCTGAAGTGTCTTGTGATGTAATTCCTTGAAGACTACTGAATGCTGAGCCAGGTAAAATGTAGTTTATAATTAAATTTCTAGCATATTCAAAATAAGCAACTTCTGGTTCACCATCTCCATTAATTAATAATGATCCATCTTGGAAGTAAGTTTGTACAAATAAATTTGTGTTTTCATTTCCACCATATCTTAAATCTTTATTAAGTCCAGTTAACCAAGTATCAATAGTTGTCTCTAATTGTAAAGCGTCATATGTATAACCTGCAAAAGGTGGAACACTGGATGCTTTTTGTTGTGCAACGTATGCCGCTATTTCATCTTTGATGTATTCTATATTGTTTGTAAGTTTGTTTACTGCGTTTGGAAATTCATTTGCCGCTGAATCAGTTGCTACTCTTTCAGCAACATATCCTACTGACTCATCTTTTAAAAATTCTAAATTGTTTTGAATTAAATCATAAGCATTAGGATATAGATTTCCTGATTTAGGTATCCCTGGTTGAAATATATAATTTGTTACTTTACGTTTAGCCATTCTTTTATACTCCTAATGCAATTGCCAACACTGTTGACGTGTTGTCCACATAAGTTTTTGTTGTAACATCGTTTGCTTCCGTAGGCGCACTGGTCACTGTGGCACTAGAAAATGCTCCAGATGCCGGAACAGTTGCTCCTATTGTAGTGTTATTTAACGTTCCTTGACTGGTTTCTAATTGTGAAAAGGTACCTTTTCTTGCTGTGGTTTGTCCTATATCTACGTTGTCTACGGTGCCTAAATTAGTAGGTGACACAGTCAGTACACCTGATCCTTGAGGAGAAACAACTACATCGGCATTAACCGGAGTTAAAGTAGTTTGTCCCAGTGTTCTAAAAGATTTTGCATTGATATCTAGGTTTGATATAAACCCTCCACCCGCTGGATTGATAACTACCGAACTGTAACTGCCTGTTGGTGCAAGTGAAATTTCTGCATCCTGACCATTGTTAATCAAATCGCCAGTGTTAAGTATGGCACTGAAACTTCCAATTCCAGTAAATGTGGGATCTTCTACACTAATCAATCCTACTGGGTCTGAATCTCCGTCTCCGTAGAACAATGTGTCTGGAGCATCAACAGGTGTTGTGATTGTGATTGTACCCAATGATTGATTTTGAGCATTTGCTCCTGTCAAAGTTGTTGGTACTGGAACATCTTCAAAAGTTGTCTGAGTAATTGTGTCGGTGATATAAGTTTGAATGCTAGATTGATAATCTCCAAAATTACTTCCTACTCCTTCATACGCATAAAGTTTTATTGCTCCATTTTTATAATTGTAAAGTAATTCTCCTGTTGGCAGTGCTACACCTTCTGACAATTGATCTGCAATTTCATTTTCTGCTCTTGCCCAGGCATAAATTGTGTTTTCTGCACCTGTTAAATCTAAACCATTTGCTGTTCCTCCAGCGTATGGCCAATTTAAATTGTTTGTTCCATGGAACATTAAAATGTTTCTTCCAACTAATGGTGTTGTTGGTGTCCATATTATTTCTGTTGAATCATCCTCTACCTGTGGATTCAATCCAATTGAATAAAAAGTGTCTATTCTTTCATTTTGATCAGTAAAGGTTAATTTATGTTGATCAAAGTGTAATAGACTTGAAATAAGAACTAAATTTTTAATATTATTATTTTGTGTTTGAATTGCATATTGTTGTGCTAGTTGGCCACCCACACCATAACCTATCAATGTAATTTCTTTAGTATCTACATTGTCATAAGATTCTAATTGCGTTAATATGCTGTCTATCAAAGCAACATCATCTGATTTACTGATACTGTAACCAATATTCCAAGTATTTTTGTAACCTTGTGGTGCTATAACAACTTTGTCTGTGATAAAATTTACGTTATTAGAAACTTCAGTCATTGAACCTGATACATCATGTAGTGCAATAACCACAGGCAGTTTTTTTCCTACCAACTGAGTTTCAATTTCTAAATCAGGCACTGTAATTTTTACTTTTCTTTCAAAATCGGTTTCTTGTAACCAAGTTTGTGTGAAAGTCCATTCTCCATTTGCAATAATATTGCCTGTAACAACATTGGCATGTTTTAATCCTTCATTGAAAAGTGTACCAGGTAAATTGGGGTCTGCATCACTAGGGGAAAATATATTAAATCCTAAATTTTCTAAATTTAATCCAATTGTTTTTGTTTCACCTCTTACCAAAGTGATAGTAGGATTATTGCCAACTAGTCCAGTAATATTGAATGCTCCTTCTGATTCAGTTACACTATAATCTGGAGCGGCAATAACTGGAGTTGGAATGAAAGTTTCAGTTATAGTTCTTACTACAACATTACCTTTATCATCAACTGTGAATCCCGGACTCTTAAAACCTGATTGTGCTTCAAATTGTTTGTAATTAATTGGCATTATTAGTATCCACTGCCTCCGTTATTATCTTGGTTAACATTTGATCGATCATAGTCGTTTCCAGCATTTATCAGTTCAGATGCTCCACCTTGTAAAGCATTTTGAGTTTGAAAATACGTTGCACTAAAAATTACTTTTGCTCCTGCATAAGTTTCTGTGGGTGATTTTATTGCTGGATTTAGCACAATTCTTACGTATGAATTATTAACAGTACTAGAAACTGTAACTAGTTCGTTGCCCATGTTGCTTCTGCCATAAATTGTAACAGAACTGTTAGATGGTGTTGCACTTACTAAAATTTTTATTAGTTCTTTGTTGTTTGTGTCATAATCAACAGACACAGTGTACTCGGCTGTACAAAAGGTATTAACGTGGAATTGATCCATTACTGTGTCTGGTCTAACAACTACATAAGGCCCATTGTAGGACAGTTGTAAACCGTTTTTAAGCAGTAAGGTATTTCTAATTCCTTTTCCAAATAGTCGTGATACGTCAAACATAGTGTAATATACTTTTTAAGTGTATTTACCTAACTTTTATGAAATTGAAAAACTACTTTTTTTTATGTTTGTTTTTGAGCATGAAGTTGATAGAATTTACTACTTTCTGCTCTTGATTGTCGTCCATTTCCATAATACCTTCGTTTAATCGATCAGAATATTCATCACTTGTAATTCTGATTGGACTGTATATCCTGCTTTTTTCGCCTAAATCAATAATATCTACTTTATCATCGTTTGGAAAGGACGTGTTAATAGGAAATGTACTTCCAATAAGCACAGTCATTGTTTTGTCAAATGCATAAGCAAGGTGTTGACCCACTGAATCACACCCTACAAAATGATCAACCTGCTTAATCATAGCGGCCCATATTCTAATGTGTGTATTAAGAGGCAGTGCCACTGGTTTGTTTATACCACCGTGTGTTTTAAATTCTAAACCAAATTCACTCATCACTATAACACCGTAATCTTTGCTTAATTTTTTAATAATTGACCATAAATTTTTAAGTTCTATACTTCTTCCTGTTAAATCTACCACTTCACTTTCTGATTTCTTTTCAGCACCTCTGCCAAAAGGTTGTATCAAAACCAATTTATTTTTTCCTGTTTTTTCTTTAACTTCAGCCAACATTGACCTTGCTGTTAGAAGTTCTTCTTTTGAAATGTATAAGTTGGGTTTAGGCAATTTACGTAGACCTTTTTTGTTTATAGCGATGTCATATGCTTCTGCTAGACTACATTTTTGATTATAGTACTCCCATACTCTGTAAGGTTCGGGTGAAACAAGATTTCTATTTTTTAATAAATCTTGAAATAGATTTTTATGCCAATTATCATATGCTCTAAAATGCAATAACGGATGTCCTTTGTATGCATCTGTGCCACCTTCACAAACTACAATAAAATCATCTTCTGGATTTTCTTTTGCATATAATTCTAGTGCAGGTATAGAACTGATATGTCTTCCTGCTCCTCCGTTCATAAAGAACGCACTATGTCTAGTCATTGGTCACCTTTATTAGTTTTCCATATTCAATCAAATATAGATATTCTATTTCAGAATTTTGCAATGTTCTTACAGCATCATCCACAGTTTCCACTAATGGTTCCCCTCCTAAATTAAATGAAGTATTGAACACTATAGGACATTTTGTGATTTCATTGAATTTACTGATTAGTCTATGATACAGTTTATTATCTTCTGGCTTAACACTTTGTATTCTGCATGTGCCATCAACGTGTATAATACTAGGTATTTTTTCTTCAACACCAGGTTTGCAATTTACAGCATACATCATGTGAGGAGTTTCTTCCATTCCTCTCAAATCAAACCAATCATGTGTGTATTCGTGCAATATAGATCCTGCAAATGGTCTAAAGTATTCTCTATGTTTTACTCCATTTACGAAGTCTTTTCCATCTTTAAACCTTGGATCAAACAATAAACTTCTGTTTCCCAGTGCTCTTGGACCGTTTTCTGATTGACCTTGCCACAATGCCACAATGTTTTTTTCAGTCATCAACTTAACAATGTCTTCATCTTTTGCGTCAACAACTTCTACACCATCTAGGTCATTGTATTTTGTAATATCTTCGTTGGTTAGTTTATATGTTGGTCCTAAGTATAAACTTTTTGTTGTTCCTTTTTCAGTGGTTTGTTTTAATGAATAGTAATACAATAGAGCGGCGCCCATGGCTGTACCTGCATCGTTAGACACTGGTTCTACGTATATTTCTATACCGTCTTTGCGTAAACTATCAAGGTAGTAATAATTTGCCACACAATTAAGACCATAACCGCCTGATATTACAACTTTCTTCTTGCCAGTTTTTTCTACTGCTTTATAGATTAATTTTAAAACTTCTTCTTGGGTCGATGTTTGACAAGAGTAAGCAAGATCTCTGCGACTTTGTAATTCTGTTAAGTCGTTTTGATTTACTTCAAGTTTTTCTTCTAAACTGTAATAGTTGTCATAGTTCACAAGAGCGGCATTTGGGTATGTAGGAATTATTACATTTCTATCACTCAATGTTCCTTTTCCGTTGTGGACAAACAATGGTGGTATTTGATCATTTGGTTTTCCATATGGAAACAGTCCCATAGTTTTTCCTGCTTCAATGGCTGAAAATCCACAGTACTGTGTAACTGCTTCATACACTTTAACAATACCTGCTCTGTCCGAGAACACTGCTTCGTGTGTACTGCCTGGCTCTCCCATTGAATCTGAAGGATAATTTGGAATATATGCACACTGACAGTTTTCACTTGTACCATAGTGTTTGTACATTGTTGTAAAATCATTAGGATATGAACAATCAAAAATTGTTTCTGTTTCAAACACAGTCATTTGATGACCTGCACTATGAGTTGCTGGAATAAAAGTTCCTGCACCGTCTACAATTAATGCCGCGGCATCGTCCCAGCCTGATCTGTAAAAAGCACATGCGGCGTGTAATTTGTGATGAATATGAGATAAATCAATAACTTGTGGATGTTCTGGTCCTTTTTTAGTTCCGTGTTTATCAATCAATCCTAACTTTCTAGCAAGTCCAGTGTAAACATCGTCGCCGTTATAGTCAACTCTGCCTGTACTTCTGTCTTTTAATGATTGTGTGTGAGCAATTACAAGATAGTCAATCTTGTCTGTGTATTCTAAAATTTTAACCATTGATGCATATGGTCCCCCATCGTATTTTACACGACTTAATCTTTCTTCTTCTATAGAAAAAACTATTTTTCCATCTTTAAGCAAACATACGCCAGAATTGTGTCCTCTGGCAATAGCCGCGATATAACCTGTCTTATTATTCATCTTCTTGCCTTCCCATTATTGTGTCAACAACATAATTTTCTATTTCATCTGTCATCAACATTACGTTTTCATTGACTCTACTAATTCTTTCGTCAAATGTTATTCTTATTGGATCGTACTGTCTATCGTTCATTCCTAAATCAACAACACTAACTCCTTTTTGATTTGGGTACGTGGTGTTTTCTGGAAATGTTGCTCCAGTTATTACTGTGCATGGTGTATCAAGTGTGTGTGCAAAGTGTTGTCCTACTGAATCACAACCTAAAAAATGATCTACTTGTTGAATTATGGATGCCCAAATTCTTAAATCTATTTTTTCTGGTTGAGCAACTTCCATTTCATAATTTTCATCTTTAAGTTCGATGCCAAACTCACTCATCACAATCACGCCGTAATTTTCTTTTTGTAATTTTCTAATGATATTTTTAAAATTTTTAAAGTCTATGCTTCTGTTACTTTTGTCCACGAAACTTTGATCAATCTGTTGTATGGCTCTTCCAAAGGGTTGAAACACAATATATTTGTCTGCTTTAATTTTGTCTTTACATTCTTGTAAAACTTTTTCTGCAGATATCTTTTCTTCTTTTGAAAGAAAAATTCTTGGTTTAGGTAATTCTCTAACACCTTTGTCATTCAAAATAATATCAAATGCCTGCGATAGATTGCACTTTTGATTGAAATATTCCCATACTCTGTAAGGTTCGGGTGAAATAATTTCTCTATTTTTTACATGTGTGTGAAATAAATTTTTGTGCATGATATCATATGTTTTGCCATCTAATGTAGGATGACCATCTAATATATTACACTTACCTTCGATCACAACGATAAAATCTTCATCGCCTGATTCTTCTTGGTATTTCTCGATTGCTGGAATGGCACATAGGATTCTACCTATACCACCATTTAAAAATATTGCTTTGGAACGTTTAGTTTGATTATTTGTATTCATGTAACTGTATGTATCGATAACACACAGTTACATGATTGATTCTTGGATCTTAAGTTAGATCTGGATAAGATTTGAAAGGTATTTTCCAGTGTGCCACATCGGCATATTTTGCTTCTAAACCCTCTAACCATGTGATATAATCATTTAGTTCTTGGATTTTTTCTGCACTATGTTCTGAATTTTCATCAATCTCTCTTTGAATTGATTCTTTCTGATTTGGAACTGTTTGAAAAAATGATTCTCTAGTCAATGCATGAGTTCTCATTTGTGGACCCACAAAGTTACCACCTGTGAAAAACAATGTATCAGCAAAGTATATCTGGTTGATAACTCCGGTGTTATCATTCCAATAATAAGTCCATGTTTCTGCATTGCCATCTGCGTCAGTGGTACCCAAATCTTCTGTGTAGTCTG